GCACGTTCAAGATGCTCTGCATCGGGGTTTGGCATTTCCCCGTTTGACAGCAGACACTTGAGCAGGGCCCCTCGACCTTCCAGATGAGAATCTGGAATCTTCGAGCGGACCACCATGCCCTTGACAAGAGGAACATGGAGATCCGGATCCCACTTTATTTTCCCAGCTACAACAGGAAACGAGGTGAGACGGCCCAACAGAGGAGATGTCGCTTCGACATCAGGGAAGGGTATTAAACCTTCGATGATGCCGTCGAGGTGGGCTGCGCTCTTCCAGAGACCAGCAGAATAACACTGGTTCCTGAGAGAAACGCAACCTACAATCTCCACAACGTGCTTCCGTCGGAAAGGGAACTCGCTACGAACACGGACGACAGAAACGTCGACCCCGTCATAATAGTCCTTTCCACAAGACTCCCGGAATTTGCCAGTCCAGAAGCTCTTGTCCGAGTTAACCTTGAACCCAAAAGTCTCAAGGGTCTCAACGACGGATTCCACGAAATCTACGGGGACACAAATATCGTCACCGTAGACGCGTACCGACCCAAGAAGGGATACAACATCCTTCTTGGACAACCGGCGGTTGAGCGCTCTTTCAACCCCTAAGAAAAGAAGCGTCGTAAAGACGATCGATTCAAAAGGGAAGCAGAGAGCTGAACCCATAGACGCGAACTTGGCCAGGCGAATTACGCCATGGCCTTGCACATCAGCCTTCCGAGAGCGTGTCGCATCGACCGCCTCAAACAAATGAGGATGGTTATGCAACAGCATTCGTACGTGCTGATTGGAAACTCTATCAGAGGCTTCACTCAGGTCGAGTGTTGCAATGGTCCCGTCAAGGGACCCACGGAAAGCCAGTTCCTGGTTAGGAATCTGACTTTCGGTGCTGATCAATCGCGAGAGGATGTCATCCCTTTCGACGAAAGAGGAAATGTCGTTCTTGAGTCCTTGCTGCATGTATTGCATAGCAGTGGGCTCAATCGCGATAATCCTTGGAGTTTTCAGCGTTTTAGGAACAGGGGTGACCTTTACAGGTCGCTCCTGACCAGGTTCGACGAAGTTCACGCTCGCCATATCATCGAGAGCATAGCTCCACGATGGGAATATATGTTCTCCAAAGGAGAATACAGATTCCAGGCGATTTGGCCAATCGGTCTGATTCCACTTCGCGTTTCCGCGGAGCTTATCAGCCGTGGCCCCGGGTCCATGATTTGGAATGATTTCTCCATTGTAGACGCGAGCGTCTACATAAGTAAAGAGATCAGACCAGAGCATGCGACCGATCCTCTTAAAATCACTCTTGTCCTGTTCGGACAAGAGTGCATCTGAGGATCTGACTTCGTACTCACACTCAACAAAGCGGTCCATTGCGGCTTGAGTCCTCGCATCACTGCAGGGTCTCTTCATCTTGCCAAACAACAGAGTAATCTGTCGGATGGCCCAGATAGCCGTAACGTCCGGATTGTTGAGCAACCTACCGGAAGACCGGTCGAACACGAGGTCCAGGAAACCTCCGAGGAATCGGGGGAGACCTCCAAGACGAGAGAAACTCTCGAATTGGCTGGGACCGACGTAACCTTGGTCGAGACTTTTTTGGAAGTCTTTACCAAAATCAGACAGGGTAATCGTTAAAAACGATTCCCCCTCGTGTTCAACACGACTAACGATCGTTTTGAGATCGTTAGTGGTACTCGTGTGACACCATGTGCTCATATCATCGAGCACACACTGAAGGAACGGGATCAGGCTTTTCATAGTCCCCTAACATGATGTTAAGGTGGCTATCCTCAGCTATGATTCCCAGGTGGTAGGGACTCTCTCACAAACGTGAGAGAATCCCCCCCTACGCAGCGATTTAGCTGCGCGTCAGTTCTCTCCGCCCAAGAGCTTCACAAGGTTGGCGTTAGTGCTCGCACTTGCGTACGTGCACAGACCACCAGCCAGCGCGGCCTGTTCGGCCACGGTGAAGCCCGCTACCGGGAAGTCGGTCACGATGTAAACCGTACCATTGATGCGAACATTGTTCGCAGGAATGAACGGGTCCGCCGTGATCTTGTTCTGGGTAATGCGGAGAGTTCGGCGGTTCCTCTTCCCGTACTGGGAAGAAATCTGGAACACGTTCAGACCGTCTGCACTAGTGTAGACGGACCTGTTCTCTCCCGCTGCCGTTCGAGGCAGCGAGATCGCCGATCCCCCTGTGGGGGTAATTGACTGCGGGTCTGAGAAAGCCATAGCACCGATCTTTCAGATGAGGATACCCTCCAAAACTGGAAGGTCTGACCTACAGGACGTAGGCCAGTGCTGCCCTAAGAATTTATTCTTAGGGTTCCGGAGTTCCTGGAAAGTCCAAGAGCTCCGAGGATGGACCATTGCGAACTCGTAAACGAGTTCGGGTTTAGTCCAAAACCATAAGGAGTGGCACGGAACCTCTGCTTATCAACAATTCGATAAACAGTGGAGAACGTGCCCGGATTTGCGTATTTTAGGCGCATACCCGTTGTGGTGACTGTATGAATAGCCTCAGTTTTCACCATGAGGTATCCATACCGGAGGACGAGTCCATCCTGGCTGAACGCGTTGAGATTATGAACTAAAGTCCCAACGTCAGACAACCAACCACCGAACCAGCTCCATGGAGCCAAGTTCCAGAGAACCTCGGGAGTGATCTCGAGACCTATCGCCTTTTGGGCGAGGGAAGCGTACCGATCCAAACGGGACAATATATCATTGCCCATTGGAAGATAGTACGTGTAGGCACCACTAAACCAAATATCTCTGGTTGTAGTGATGGTCTCTGTAACTGTCCCAGTGTCCAAATACGACTGAGAGAAAGCCTGGAACGGATCGAACATGGTGTTCGATTGTCCCAAGCTCATCTGAGTTGTCTTTGTCTGGGGAAAGGCGAACGAACGACGAATGGTTTTACCATTGTCCCGTAAATACTGATCGATCACGCGTTTTGCTTGATCGACAGCATTCATGGCTGCCGCGGTGTCCGCAACTGTTGGCTTCCATCCGAATTGGTAGTTAAGGTACTCTTCAGAGAGATGTTTAATCGCTCCGAAGCCCTTTCCCACCATTCCTAGGAAGTGTGGCAGTTTCGGCAATCCGTCACTGTAGATTTCTCCCAGTGAAGTGGCAAGGTTCGTTAGCGGGTTGACCGGAATGGTATTCCTAATGGCATTGGCCCCGTAAAAGGCCAAGTCACTAAACGCTGGAATACCAGGCATGACAGGTCTAAAAGCAACGAAACTCGGATGTTGCATCAGAGGTCCGTTGAAGTAGTTCCCTTGATCGTTCTGATACGAAAAGTGTGAGTTACTACACTTAACGTACTGATCGGTCGTGTGGAACTCATGACCATTGTCATACGAGTTGGAGTAAAGTTTCGTGTCACGAGCGATTGCTTGTACTGCTTGCAATTCGTTCGTGGCACTATCCAAGTTCTTCAACTCGTCGGGCGTCCCACCACTAGCATCTTTACCAGATCGGTAAGATGTAGTGGTCTGTGACTGTACAACAGAATTCGTCAGATAGTTGGTGATAAAATCTGTACCCGTAGTGACGTTCCCAAAAGAACGACCACTAAAGGGATACACCCCAGCGTTTGGGGACCTCCTAGTCTGCGAAACTGTTCTACCCATGGAAAATCCTTATGGTGTTATGGTGGACTACCTCCGTAAGGGGGTAGCCGACACACGAGTGCCGGACAGGGCCCAAGG